TCTCCATACTTGCAGAGATTTCTAACCCACATGACGAGATTAAATTCTACATTCAGTGTGTCATAAAAGAGTGACTCAAGAAGCTCTTGTACCTTCCTGTTGTCAGAGTATATGTGCAGAATTCTTCCATCTTCTCCAGATGAAACTGTCTCTTCGGCATAAATGTCCAGCGCAGAAGCTATCTCGGGTGTAGATTCCATCTCACTGAAATCTGAATACCTTGACATTCTATCGAAGGCGCCGTATGCTGAGAGTGTGCTATTGTACACATCGCTGTGTGCGCTCCTAAACACTTCCATTGCAGAAGACGTATTGCCCGCCTTCTGTGTCATACCCTTCACTTTTCTACGAATGATTGGGCCGGATCTAAAAAGTTGTGTTAGTCTACCGAATAGATTTCTATTGTAGTTTTCTGCCATTTTTTGTCTTAAGTATTATTCTAAATGCAGACACACGTCTATAAACTATCTAAGCAGCCATTTCATATCTCCATAAGGAGAAGGAGCGCTTGTATCATCTTGTTTACTTGGCATCTCATTTAGAACAAAGGGTTTAAATGGATTGTAATTCTTTCCAGCCCACGGGCTCAGAATTGCATCTTTTTTAGTGGAGTTAACAGCGAATCCAGCAAGCATCGCCTTATTGAGATCCTTTGCGAAGTGACTGTTCTTTGGTGATGCGTCATAAAGCCAAACGCCTATCGCAAGCGACATGATGAGATCATCATGTTTTCCCTTCTGCGCTTGTGCTTTTGTTCCTGTCCAAACGAAAGTCTTTAGCTCCTGGTAGAATCTTGATGAGTAGATCTGAATTGCATTGTTTCTAATGACCTCCTCTAGCTTTGTAAGTATTTGTGATCTACTTTGCCCAGAGGTTGTGAAACCTGCTTTTGATATATCTACTTCACCTGATCCGTAAATTGCGCCAAACTTATCCTTCTCATTTTTAAAGTAGAGATTTGTATATCCAATATCTCTTAGCTTCATAATGACTGCGTATCCGTACGTGTTATTCTCAGGACAGATCATCGCATTGTTGTATCTTTTTGCTGCCTCTGCAAGTATAAGAGCAAATTGATCTGGGGGTATCTTTCCCCTAAACTCAGCGACGACCTCAGACTCATCTATGTCAATTACGTGAAATGCAGAGTAGTCAGATGAGTCTCCTCTTGCCACATCTCCTGAAATTACATAAGAGTGCTCAGAGAGACCGTACTTCCAGACCCAAACACCCATCTCTGGGCCCCAACGCTCTACTGGATTTCTAATTGAAAAACTTAATTTTTCAATTAACTCATTACTGAAGTAAGTGTCACCTGAAGATGAGAAATCACAAAGAAGCTCCTGAGCTATCTGTTTTGTGGTGAAATTTCTACACTCGTTGTCAAACCACGCCTGATCGTGCTCTGGGTGCACATCCCAAGGAAGCTTTATGGGATTAAACTCGTTTTCTTTGTTCTCTGCTTTCACCCAAAGGTCATAGTACTGACCACCCATACCGTTTGGTGTTGATAGAACAATTGCTCGACCACCAGTTGAGATTGTTGGGTATAGTGATGTCCAAAGAGTATCGAAATTTCTTACGAATGCAGCTTCGTCAACAATAAGAAGGGAAAGTGCCTCAGATCTACCGGCGTCCTCTGAGGTTGGAATTGCTTTTATTGAGGAGCCATTACTCAGCTCTACAGACTGTCTGTTATTAATAGTCATCTCAGGAATTAGTAGCCACTTGGGCATTGCCCTTAGTGCAACCTTTACCTTCTTGATGAAATTCTGTGCAACTGCTAGTCTCGTAGCAATAATCAATATGTTCTTGTCTTTGTAGAAAGCGGCTAGCCAAACTGCATACGCTGCAGCAAGTGTAGATATGCCTAGCTGACGCGACTTCAGAATGATATTGAATCTGTGCTTAAGGAAATCATCAACACACTCATCCTGGAAGGGATATGTGCTAAAAGGGATTAGTCCCCTTGTTGGATGCTGGATCTTTATGTATTTGTTGATGAAGTAAACAGGGTCTTTTCCGCACCTAACGATCTCTTTTATTTGACCCTGCTTTGTCGTTATCGACATATTCAAACACTAACTTCAAGGACGTGATTTCTTCTGTAGTATGCGACCTTACGAAGTGAAAGACCAGAAACAAGCTCTAAGCCGTCTGAAGATTTTACTTCCTTTAACTTTAGAGAAGATCCTGTCGCTTCCTTGAAGTCTGCCTTTAGTTTCTTCACTAAGTCGGAGAGATAAGAAACAGATTCGTGAGAGATTCTCTCAACTTGAAGCTGCAAACTACGCTCCTCGGCGAAGTGAACGACAGAAGTGAACTTTAAAACAAGCTTATCACCAGCAAACTCTGCCTTGACAGACTGAATTCCAGACTGTGAGCTTGGATTTGCATATGTTGTATTTAATAGCGTCGAGAGGGCGTTGTAATGCCTGCTGTCCATTTAGTACTCTCCTAATTACACAGCTAAATATGTTGTATGCAGATTCATCTGCACTCTGAATTTTGAGATTTCTTCAGCAGAGGGTCTAGAACCTGACATCCAAGCATTTAAATTCCTAAATACGAACTGATTCTGACAGTCTGTGCAGCACTCATACTCCTCGTATGAAATTACATCCTGCATGTCACGTAGCATAAAATTACATACAGGACAGTCATGCGGAATGATATCACTATCACGCATAGACAACACTCGCATTCATCTCTTTGTAAGTAATGTCTATAACATTCTCAACGCTGTCTTTTACAGCGTCGATGTGAGAAATGACCATAATTGACTTGAACCACTTCTTGAGAGAATTTAGAAGTCGTGTGCACGCTTCGATATTCATATCGTCTAGAGCACCAAATCCCTCATCAATAATAAGAATATCCGACTTCGGTAGAGTCGTAATATTGATGAGAGCAACTCTTATTGCAAGAGATGCCATCATCTTCTCCATGCCACTACCGCACTCAATAATTCTCTTTGAGTCACCATAGTTTAAATAAATCTCCATCTCATAAGTCTCAGGATCAGCCTCAAGCTCAACAGTAAATCCAACTACACCCTGGAGAATTTTTGAAATCTCAGCATTGATTGCAGGCATCTGCACAGACATAATCTTTAGAGGAATTCCGTTCTTAGAGACAGCATTTATAAAGAGCTCATACATTCTCCAGTCAGAAATAAGCTTTGAATACTTTTCCTTCTCTGACTTTGTCCTCTCAACTCTGGCATCAATATTTCCAATCATTTGAGCAAGGCTAATTCTCGTTGCATCCTTCTGGTTGACACTATCAGTGAGATCGGAAATAAGTTTCTTTGCGAGACTTGCACGCTCAGCTTCCTTAGTGTCAACAACTCTAAGACGCATTGAGGAAAGCTCATGCTCGGTATCATTGATAATAGAGGTTGTACTTGTCATCTTGCTGGTGAGTCTATTGAGTTCAAGTTGTTTGCTAGATAGACTCACCTGATAGTCTCTCTCTTTTTCTAGGACGCTATTATATTTCTCGATCTTCTCCTTGAGATTCTCTTTGTCAAGGGCATCAAGTGACTTCTTGACAGCGCCAAGTTTATCAACCAGCTCAGTAATTGTTTGTTGTTGCTTTTCTAAAAGCTTTTTGCTCTCGTGAGAGTTCTTAATAAACTTACATTTTGGAAATGAGTCACCGCAGGGCACTTCTTCAAGAAGTTTAACTGACTTTTTATAGTTAGAGGTCTTTGAATTTTCCATCTCTCTGGCGTGCTGTAGGCTCGTCAAATTCCTCTCGAGATCCTGTCTCGCCTCGTATCTTGACCTAAGCTCTACGATTGGAAACTGCTTCTTAAGAGCAGCGATTGAGAAAATCTTCTCCTCGAGAGAAGCCAAGTGACCCTGAAGTGTTTCATTCTCTTCATTAAGCTGAGACAGCTCTTTTCTCTTCTTGTCTAGATAAGCTTCTTTGTCAGAAACATCCTGCGCTGTAACAAGAGATGCACCCTTTGAAGTTGCAAGATTAATCTGAGTCTGCTGAAGCTTTAGGCGCATTACCTCTAACTCCTTCTCAGCACTTTCTTTTTCTGAGAGAAGTCTCGCCTTCTCAGTAATAAGGTCTCCAATAATAACATCCCAGTCTCTGTCAGGAACATTAGACAAAAGGGCTTTTATCTCTGATGAGTCTGACTTTGCAAGTGTGAGCATCTCATCAAAAATTTCTAGATCAAGAAACTTTGTAAGAATTGTCTTTCTCTGCGATGCTTTGTACTTAATGAAATTATTCATCTCACCCTGACTCGCAAGACTCGTTAGAAGAAAGTCATCAGAAGTTCCAACTACATCCCTTAAAATCTTCTCAGTATCCCTTCTCTGCTCACCGTTCAAATCTTTGACAATCCCACCGTTCTCATCAGTGAGATAGAAATTTAGATTTGTGACAGCGTTCACATCTCCGCCCTTGTTAACCTTTCTAACAGACTGTCTTTCAATTCTGTAGTGACTTCCATTGGCAGTGATGTCTATCTTTGTCTCACAATGGCCTTTTCGCATATTAATAACATGCAAATTACTCATAGGGCCTCTATCAGTCGTATTATAAAGACCGTACATTAGAGTTCCAGGAATAGATGACTTTCCTGCTCTGTTCCTGCCAAAGATTCCAATAATGCCTCGCAGGTTATCAAAGTTGATAATATTTCCCTTTCCGTAAGAGAACATATTATCAAATTCAAGACGATTCACTGACCACTTTATGTTTCTAACACAATCTGAGTGAACAGCACTGTTAAAGTACTTTGCTGTTAAGAAGTCTAGCTTCTTCCACTCATCTTCACTTAGCTTTGAAGTGCTATAGAAATCACGCATTAAAGTGCTATGTGTTGCAAGAGAACGAAGATCATCAGACTTAAAGTGATTGCTTGCAACAGGCACCTGAGTGAGATCACTGTCTACATCATTCTTAAAGACAATTTCTGTCGCTTTCTTTATCTCTCTCAATTCTCCAAATAGCTGCTTCATTTCCGAATTTGGAATTGCAACATTTGTCCTAATTCTAAATCTTGACATGTTTGGATAAGCCATACATGCCTTGACTGTGCCAGGGATATCACCTGCCCAATCAACTGTGACAAATGGGCGACTGTGCGGCACTTCAATGAATGTGCTCTTATAGTTGTCCTTGTCTTCAATCTCCCAGAACAGGAAACCCTTTCCTGTGGCTTCACCGTAGTTCTGCTGGATTGTCGATCCTGGATATGCAATTCGCTTCTCAGGATCGAGATACTGAATCTTGTGAATATCACCTAAAAAGCTAAAATCATAATCCTTAAAGAAATCAACTGTGACTTCTCCTTCAATGGCCCAGTCGATATCAGTCTCAGACCCCTTCACGCCCCCGTGAAATGTTGCAATATTGATATCACCTGGAACTGGTCTTACATCAGCCCAGGACTCCTCATCAAAGCAAGAAAAGACACACCAGTTATACCCCTTAACACCTGTGGGATAAACACCTGACTTTTTATAGAGAAATAGATTCTTATTATTGAGAGCATTGATCACAGGAGTAATTGCATCCTGTCGATCTTTGTTCATTATAAGCCCGTCGTGATTGCCCAAGATGATGTGAGTTGGACAAATGCTGGCCATCTCCGTAAACCACCAACCAAGACAGTCGATTAACTCTGGAGAGATTCCTTGTGTCTTTGAGTGAACTATATCACCACCCACAAAAATAATGTCAGGTGAAAGTTCACGCACCCGCTGGAACATTTTCTCGAATGACTCGCGATACTCCTCGTGTCGCGTGAGTCCCCTCCAGTGAATGTCACTCAAATGTACGCATCTTAGAGTCAAATCGATTCTCCTGTGACTGTGTTACTGCTCAAAGTATAGACCCGGACTTAATATTGGATATCATGTGCAGAAGCCTATCTTTCTGATTCCAACCTGTTGCTGTCTTTATTAAATCCTCAAACTCTTTTTTTGTCATATCACCCACATCCCTGCCGGATGGGACGTCAACAGATCTCACATTTATATCGTATGAATAGAGTGTCTTTGCAATATTGTGTGATTTTTGCTTCGCATCAGGATCAAGTGCCAACAGGACTGGTGTCCTATTTGTGACAATTTTTCTAAAAAGTTCACTGTCTGATGATAGATGAGAGCCTAGAAGACATGCTGTGTTTTGTGTTGACTTCGTGAGATCAAAAGGCCCTTCGACGAGCGTGAGTTCTTTCTTCCAATCAATGTTGAGTTCATTAAAGATGATTGTCTTCTTTGCAACTTTGGCATTAATATACTTCATCTTGTCAGATCCGTCAATGGATCTTGCAGTAAAGTAATTGATCTTTCCCTCTTCATCAAAGGAGGGAAAGATTACTCTTCTCCTGTACTTTCCGTGCTTACAGGTTCCAAGCTTAAAATACCATAGATCCTTGAGCTTTAAACCACGATCGTAGCAGTACTTAATAGTGTCCTTGACGTCTGGATCCTGCTTCTCCACAGAAGGCGCCAGGAGGATAAATCCCTCAGGGACTTCTACAGAGTCATCCTGGTGATCTTCTGCGTCATTGTTGCTTCCGATGTGGTTTACATCATGCTTGCCAAATCGAGCTGCTCTGGCATCATCCAGCAGTCCCGGTGCGTACTTTTTAAATAGGTACTCAATGTTTTGTCCCTTGAGACCGCAAACCCAGCAGTGGAAAAGGCCGTCGTCGAGTCGAACACTCAGCTTACGCTTTGCCTTTCCAGATTTCTTGCAACCAGGACACGCTAGCGTGATATCAGATGAGTCTCTTGATAACTCACCTTTACCAAAGGCACGCTGCAAGATCTGCACTTTTCTGGTATTATCGCTCAATTTTACAGATCAATCTTAGAAAGATCTGTTCATTTGTTCACGACATCAAGGATAGGCCCTGAAAGAACTGCCACAAAAGCGTCTGCCATATCATATGAAGACGTTTCGATTACCTCGCATCCCTTTCTAGGACCCGAAGATATCTTCTTTGTCGGCCACTTAAAATCAGTGAGAAGTGGCTGCGAGCTTGCCCACTTGAATATCTGCTCTTTTGTAGGAACACCGCAGACTTTTTCACGCTGCAATTGAATTCCTAGCGTCTTCCTCGCCTGATTCACATTCACACCAATCGGCTCAACACCAAAAATTTGGCTGGCAATGTAGCACACAATGCCGTTAAATTTTGCAAGCTTTACAAGCGTCTGTGCAGAGCTCGCGCCCGGCCTAAATGCCTGCATGTTCTCTTCTACATAGACAGCGCAGAATGTGTAAGACTTTTTTAAATCCTCTAGCACGCTCTTCACATGATTTGCCTTCGATGTGAGACCGTCTACGTGGTCTAACTTAATACTTCCTAGGACTACTTTTAGTGTGCTTCCTCGACTATCAACTTCTGATATTGCATATCCAGTGCAGCTTGTAGATATATCGAGACCTAAATTGTAATGCATCAGTAGTCTATCTTGAGTCTAATGAGATACTTGTCATCGCTTCTCTTGACGAGAGGCTGGGCGAGAGTCGCCTTTCCGATGATGTTGAAATTATCATCGTGCAAGTTGACATGTGTAATGTACACAAACTGATTTGCTGTCTCATTTTCATTATCTGTGGGCTTAAGCGGTGCCCAGTTGGGATTTGAAGATGAGTTGACAGTTCCAGCAGGTGCTAGAACATTTATCTCTTTTACATAGAGCGGTCGCATACCTGTCATGCTTACTTCAAACTGATCTTTTCCAAAGAAAATAGCAGTTGGATCTGTCACAACAGCAAGACCCTCATCACACACAATTGATCCCACTGTGCTCCATGTCGCGTGATTCGACACAGAGTCAGCACGGTATAGACCTCCCATGCCGTTGTCGCGAAGAGTCATTGACACTCTACCGTTGGATCCTGTTAGATTATCATCTGTCACTGTGAATGACTCTGGCTCTATTCTGCGCCCGTAGAACAGATTGGAAACATCAAAGAAGCTCACTTCATTCGATGATGGATCGCGTGTTCTATCAAGAATTGTCAGAACTGCACCAATTTCAAGGCCCGGATCCTCAGGCGTGGCACCATACATAGATGCCGCAATTGATCCAGTTAATGCTGCTGTCGCATCAAATGTTGAAATTTTCAAGAGAGACGCAGTGGACACCAAGTCATTCAGGCTTATAAGATCGTACCTAAGAACGCCCGTGTCTGATTGAAACTTATCTGTTATAGAACCTGCAGCTGGCGGACTTGCATCAGGACTCGTTCCTGACCTGAGAAGATTAAAGTTAGGTGTGAACTTTCCATTATCGCAGGGAAGGATCGTCAGATTGCCTTTCACTGTTGATGGATTTTGATATAAGAAAGTATTTGCTGACAGTGCCTCTGTAGTTGCAGTTATTTCTGAGGCTGATAGATGGAACAGTCTTGGGTACTCTGCCTTGACAAATTCTCTTGTGAAATTTGGCAAATTAATAAGGCGGGCGCCCACACCGTATGACAGTGCGACGTTGAAGGGATCATCAGTCTTTGACCTAACAGACTTAAACGGTGTCTGTAACACATCTCTTGTTCTTGTCTCCTTGACAAAGAAAACAGGCAAGTAGAAAAGAAGATCATCAGTAACTGTAGTGGGTCCAGCAACTGCATCAGCAGCAATTTCTCCCACTGTTTTATACCTACTGTAGACCCTTAGGTCATGAAGCTCTGCATTCAGAGGATGTGCCAAGCTATACTTGTTCGACGGTATATCGTTGTGAGTTGGAGATGTGCTTGCATCATCAGGGGTTCCTGCGTATAGAGGTGTCAGACCCTCATGATAAGATGCGTTGACATTAAAAAATCTCGCAAGCAGCGGAGGATCCACGCTCTCTCCTCTGTTAGGACCATCATAAAAGTTTCCTACAAACAGTGCATCTGGATCTCCCTGAGGATTATCAAATGATGTTGGGAAAATACTTGATGAAGGTATTGCGAACTTTGTATCGATCGCACCATTTAGAACAAATGATCCTGAGTAAGCTGAAGCATTTTGAACGCTTCCCACGCTCGGAGACTCCCATCTTACTGCAACATGAGACCACTCATTATGGGGTATCTCTGAAGATGTGAATATTAGATTTGTTCTATAGCCCGTCTGAGATGTTGTGAATCCAGTTGGACCTGCTTTAATCTTTGATGGAGCAATATCTGCACTGTGGCTGAGCTGCAACATCACGTGATAGCCATCAACATAGCCATTTATGTCTTTTGAGCTTCCAGATATTAGAGAAATGCTGTAGGAAGAAGACAAATGAATGATGGTGCCTGCATTGAAATGAGAGCCTGTTGTCTCATTCCTGTACCTTGGATTTATGTAGAATTCAAATGTGAATGATCCTGTTGGTGTATAAGGAAATGAATCGTATGTTGAGAGAGATCCAGATCCAGCAGGATATATCAGCGCACTTGATGAGGGCACAGATGATGCTGTGAAAAAATTTAAACAGTGATAGTTTGTGAATGCCCAATTTAAATTTGGATAAGGCACCCTGTAGTAAGGAAACAGCACTTCCTTGACAATTGACTTTCGAAGCGTGTCCTTGCTAAATTTGATATCGGGTATAAATCTACTTACCTCGAGGCGCTTATTGAATATTGGCGAGGGAGGTGCAGCGTTCACTTGCAGCATGTACTGCTCAACACCGCTCACATCAGATCCTGTGAGTCGGGTCAGTGATCGTCTAGTGTTCTCAATTGTGTCTGCAGTGAGAATCTCTGCACCGTAGTCCTCATTTGGAACTGCGTCTTTAAGAACTCTATTGTCTCTGGCAAATAATTGAACAGATCCTGTTATACCGCTTGAAGAGGAGACAAATGTCCTCTTGGGATAAGTGTACAGCGTGAAATTTTCAATATTGTCACTAGTAATACGCTGAATTGACATTTCACGCTGACACCTTTATCAGAAGTCTAGTCTTACACGGAAGGTGACGTCTCGTTCATCGTTCTTCTCAATTGGTCTGGAGAATTTAGAAACTGCGAGAAGATTACCCTGGGAGTCATGAAGTCCTACAGTTGTGGCAAATGTGAAGCTTCTCTGTATTGCATTCTGCCCGTCCTCAACCACTCGAAGCCTGCCATTCGTGTCAACAAATGTTGGATTTGATGAGAAGTTATAAGCGTCTGCTGGTGCTCTGCAGAAATAGAGTGCTGAGTTTATAATTGTTGAGTTCTGGAAAGTCATGCCTGTCAGAGTTCCGGACTGGAACCTGCAACCTGCAAGGTGATCGACAATGTCATCGATCGAAGCAGAGACCATTAGGTCGGGTATGTACTTTGCATCAGGATTTCCTGAATTTTCATTACCAATAACCATTGTTCCAGTTACAAGGACACCATCAGGTGATCCGGCATTCATTGCCTTGATAACACCTGAAACGTGCTGACTTCCTGACATTATCTTCTTGAGATCAAAGACTGCAGTTCCCTGATCATAGAATATCAGACCTATCTTGTTGGAAGTGTTAGAAGCATTGACAAGAGAAGCGACATCTCCACCGAATACTCTGCGTGTGTTAGTTGCTGCACCGATATCTGTAAAGATAGCAGATCCACTTGTGGATGTCTTATTAAGAGTTGTCCCTTGTGGTTCAAGAGGCTCTTCAGAATTTGACATTACACCTGTCGTATAAAATCTTAGAGCAAATGTCTCTTTCTTAATTGCGTCTCTTGCAAAGAGACGCTTGAATGAGACGAACATTGCCTCGTCAATTCTATCTGAGCTTGTAGATGAATCAAATGGGGAGAAAAATGCACTGTCGGCATTACCAAGCAGTGCCTTGGCATACTGACGATAAACATCTATCTTTTCTCTCATCATCACAGAAGATGATGCAAACAGGAGCTTTCCAGATGAGTCCTCTGCGACCTTTGCCTTCTGTGCTGTGTTGGTGATCGTATCACCACCGTAGTACAAGCCTACAGTCATGTCAAAGATTGGGTTTGCAGTCTGCAGGGTGAAGTCCTGATCGTACACAGTCTGGTAGAGTGAGGATGTGATTCCTGGTCCTACACCACCTGTGACGAAAACCTGATACTTTCGACGTGTCAGTGATCCTGAGATATCCTCCTGAACTACATCGACAAGCTGATTAAGAAGCGACCTGGAGTCCTTCTTGTCATCATCATCTAACTGTGTAAAGCTTCCTACTACAACCGGCATTTAGAGGCTCCTGGATATTCAGATCACTTATTGATGATCACGTTAATTGTGGTTCTCAGACCTGTGCTTCTTCCTGTTATAGCAAAGACAGCATCAATTCTATCTTTGGAAGAAGTTGTTCCGAATGTATTGAACACAGTGTCATCAAGACCCTGCGTTCCAATATTGAGATCTAGAATTGCAAGTCCCTTATTTGTCGTTGATGTGCGACTCACAGTGTAGACTGCTGTCTGTGTGCTCTTCTCAATTCTTGACTCTGTTATTCCAATTGCTGATGAAGTAGAATCCAAAAGGCGCAGGAATCTGTGAGGCACTTCAACATAGAACGTGTCGTCGATTGGAATCTTAGACGCTGGACTCGTGACACCCTGAATGTTCTGAGTGAGTGTCAGCCTGGCAGTGCTATTTGTGCTTGATTTAAGCGTGACAGTATTTCCAGAAACATCTCCTGATACTGTTATCGTTGGCAGGTAAATAACAGTTGGGTCTGCAAGCGTCAATAGCCTGTGCTTCATTGCAAGGGTTGCAACTGTCTGTGCCTCAAATATAGGCGTGTTCTTGATTATCTTTTCTTTGCCCACAGTCCTTCCAAATTTTTCGATGATGGTGTAATCAACTTCATCATCTCCAAGGCTGAACTGTGAGATCTGGAAAGTTCCGTTAGCAAGTGCTTGACGACCTAGATCTGTAAGGACGGCATCCACAATAATGTTATTTGTTGAGTGATCTAAGAACCCCATTCGATTCTCCTACGCGTTCTAAATATAGAACATTCAATTTTTTGGTAAACAATAATGCTATATCACGCTTGAAAGGGACCCATCCGATTCAATTGACACACTTAAATTCTTGGAAATCTGTCTGTCTAAGTTAAGGACTTGAAAAACATATTTTCCACGATCTTTAGAAAGAATTGTTGGCTCCACTTGAGAGCCATCATCATCACTTGCAACGCTGTAAGCTGTAGGATTAAAATAAATTCTCATGAGACCGTGCCCAGAGTCCTTAATTACATCCTCAATAAGACGATCTGATCCGATCTCTTCTAGCTCTGTTGGATCCACGTAGTAATTTGGATATGCTTTTGGAGCGCCTGCCTGTGAGATTATTCTTGACTTTATTTTATTTGAGAATCTATCAAACTCCACAAAAACTTGAGTTCCATAATTTGATGTAAATCCATGTGCATCTACAGAAGCGATTGCGTAAATGTAAGAAGACTCACGGCTAAATTGTGGATCCATGTGCGAGTACTGTGGGGACTGTACCCTTTTTATCAAAGTGGGATCAATTGTCTCACGCTGATCGAACATCGTGTAGTCTGGATCTGTGAAGTCGTACTCAGCAATGATCTCAAACGGCTCTCTAATTGACGATCTCCTAAAAACTTGATACTTCTTGATGTCTCTGGCAGGATTGCTCGGCTTTGCCCAATCCAGCCTGATTCCATTTCCCTCTCTGTATATGAAATTACAGATCAGCGTTCCTGGAGCAAGTGGGAGCTTATTTTCTATGCAGTTGACAGTTGCAGGCTTCGGTGTACTTGAAGCAATTGCTGTCGTCACAATTCTGTATTTTATTTCTCCTGATGCTTCTACGCTAGAAATCTGAGCAAATTTAACGACGTAGAGCTGACGCGCTCTATAGAAATATGTGTGACCGTATATCACATTAGGGTCTATGAACTCGCTGACATTTGGATTTAAAGAAACAACATCATCGTACGAAGTGTACTCTCCCGACGGTGTCACTCCTGACTTCTCAATGATATATCCCAAGTGTTTTACAAGTGGGTAGCCCATAGACGAAAGTGATGATCTTGCTGATACAGACTCTTCAGGTCCCACAGACAGTATTTTCATGCTCGGTTGAAGGTTTTCAATGCTGTCTGTTCCGTTTAAGCTAAAGCTGGGGAAAAGTATTTCTCTTGTTAGGGGATTCTTCTTTTCATAGTCTGCAGCTTTGTCGAGTAGATCAGATTCAAAAAATGATGAGAAGGGATTAGACACAGAAATGTCTCTTGTGATCTTTCTATATCCATCTGCATTAAATTTCACATAGTATCTTAAGGCAGATTTCTCATCAACTTTACTGTATCTTTCACCACTTATCTGATTTGTGAATCTCACACCTTTGATTGTGTTATCAGATAGAGCGTCTAGAACCGTTGTAACATCTATATCATCTGACGTCATCATATCAATTTCTTTTGCGATATCGACATCTGACATCTGACCTGTTAGACCGCCGTTCTGCATTACTGCTGTACTAATTCTATAGACAAGTTCCTGCAATCGCTGCTTCACACCGTCATCAGACAAAACTAGGCTTGCAATGTAATCATTTGAAATCTTGCCTTCAATATTATAATTTGATCTTCCTGACTCATTTGTCCTAATCGTTTCAAGAAGATTATTTGAAAGCTCTCCGATTTCTACAGCAGGAATTCCTGCTGTATTTGTTGCTATTTTTACACGAACATAACGAGGAACTCTTGCGGATAGTGACCCCCGCTCCTTTGTCTCGATTGAGTCTAGTGTGTCCTTATCTATTAATCCCAGTTTATAGTCTATTGGAGAAGTTGGTTGAGGATTTGCATTTTTATCCTCATCTTCTACGTAAAAATTATAAATGAAGTCTGCTTTGACTTCAAAAGGATCAGGAACATTACAATATGTGACAGGAACAGAGACCAGAGATGTTATTTCACTAATTGATTCTGACATTTCACTTGCCTCCGTTCACAACTCTCGCTGCCAGTGTGTAAATATCAAAATTTCTTCTACTTCTAGTTCTATCTGCATCTTCTCCTGTTAGATGAAGTCTTGCAAAACTCTCATCATATAGAAAATTATAGATGCGCTCAAAGGGTCTGTTGATAACAGCACCTGTCCTATCTGATAGTGGAAACATTGAAGCAACAAGTGAGGTAATTTTAATATCTGTTAAAGAGAATTTGGCGACGCCTGTTGAGCTGCTGGATGCCAGTAGATCTTTAAGGTCATAGCTTGTCTTGATTTCATAAGATGCACTGTTAAGAATGTCTATGAATCCTACTTTACTACAAAGTAGTTTTGACATCTGCATATCATTAGAGGCAAGTTTTAAAAGATCAAATGCAGACTTTGTTACTGAGGCAGGACCTGTTTGGCCGATGCCATCTAAGTAGCGTATCTTTACAGTCTCATACGAGTAAAGATCTAGAAGGTAACTTCGTAAGCAATTCATAAATAAGTGCTCTTTGCCTACTGGAAGATTTATGCCAGAAATCTGCTCTACTATTTTCCCGCCTCTTATTCTAAAGAATGTTGTGCTTCTAAAAACTGCATCAAATTCATTTATTGATCCTGCGGGTGTCTTTTTTGGATCATACGCTATTGAGTCAGGTAGAATGAAAATTTCTGGATCAAATTCATAATCAGATGAATCTCCAAATATGTCTAATTCAACGCCGCTGATGTTGTTTACGTGAACTTCATCATATCGATCAAGTTCAATTCTTACTGTGCTTCCAGGCACAACGTTTAAAGATCTTCTTGAAATTAAAGGATCGGAATCAGATCCCTGAAGTGCTACTGTTGGCGTGTAAAGTGACTCTAGGAGACCTGCAGGTATTCCTACGCTCACCAAATGAAGATCATCTGGGCTTCTCTTGTCAAACATCTCACGAAGGAAAACTCTTAATGCTTCACGCTCAGCTGAAGACACATCAATGTCTCTACGCAGGTAGATGTCTTCTGATGATTCAAAAATATATTTTGATGCAGCAATGAGATTTACCTGATACTCATCAAAATTTCTTAAAGTATTTTCATAAACACGTTTGTTTGTAACAAACATGTCATAGAGTGTTGCATCGTATCCTTTAAGATTATCTCTCTTGACAGCACCGTTGAGTATATCAAAGACATTAACGAGAGAAGAAGATGCAGCAACTACTCCTGCAGATGCAGCTTCTAGAATTTTCAAAGATGACTTAATGTAGTATCTGTGTTGAGGCATCTTTGAAGAGAATGCTACAACGTCGGCAACTGTTGATGTTATCGTGTTGTTTCCAACAGCACTAATTGTCGTCTCTGGATCTATTGATAGATTTTGTTGAATTGTTTCTACATTAATTGGAGATCCACTTATTAGAGATCTCACAATATCTTCTAACAAAATTGAACAAACTCTAGCAGATCCTCTACCAAATTGTGTAAATCCTGCAGTTTCTGAGTCAGAAAATGTTCCTCTTGAAATAGAGACAGGAAGTGTGAGATAAGCGACTCTTGAGTAAAGATTACACACGACATCAATTATTCTATCGTCATCACAGTCTGATAAATAAGTTCTTTTATTTGAGTTGCGATAGTCTGATTTTGCTCCGTTTCGATGAGCAAGATTTGATGCTTCTTTCTGTATCTCACGAATTGATCTTGCAATGAGATTTATAAGATTTGCATCACTGGCAAAATTTAAATCATGTAAGAACTCATTTTCGCTAAAATTATATAATACTGCATTTACTTCTTCATTGAAGGCTCTTTTTCGCTCTTCAGTGAAAAATCCAAAAGAATTTATTAGAGGCCTAATAGACTTTTTGAGATTTGACTCAAAGTTATCTGATGTGCTTACAACAGTGCTATAATCGGTTTTAAAGTTTGAAAGTGTGTATGTTGTATCACCTGTGAGGTTATCAAAGTCTCTCAGTGCTTTTACGACAGAAGCTTTTAAAATGTCAGAAGCTGTTACCTCAGTTGTGTCGCTATTAGTGCTTACAACACTTACACGTCTATTGGGCTCAAAACCAATGACAGCAATAAGCGCAGATGCGAATGAGCTCTTTGAGTCGATTTTATTATCATCTCTATCGAGAGATCTAGCAACCGATGCTATATCTTGAAATATTCTTGCAAGAAGAAATTGTGGTGCGAGTTTTGTCTCTGTGTCTAGTGCCAGAATCTCTGACACATAACTCGACATATCAGAATTGAATTGCTTAAAATCTTTTGAGAACCTTTTAATTGCACCTCTCTGATTTAATGCAGAATTTTGATCAGCTTGAACTGCGAGATCTATGAAATATTTTTTACCAGAGACGAATGGAAGTCCTTTGTCGTTAATTACAGTACTCGTCTCAAATGGCATTATGACAAATTCTCTATTTTCAACTTCTTCACCCAGCGCAAGATAGTCCAAGTAAGATCCCTTTTTATCAGGACCAGAATTGAAAAATTTACTTATTTCTGAAGGTGTGGCTGTAGGAGAAAATCCAAGCACCCTATCGAAAGGACGAAATTGTCCTTGATTATCCGCTGATCTCTCTAGAAACCTATTACCTAACTGACTTCCTACAAGACGACCTACTCCTGCTGAAATTATCATTTCACTGGATAGACATGAAATTAGGTGACCGATGGTGTCCCACGCCTCTTCTAAGTTTTCAGCATTGCCATTGTTAAGAATTCCTAGATTTGGACGATCAGGAGGATTCGCTCGAGCTCCTCTAATAAACTGTGTTATAATTGCAATTTCATTTTGAGATAATAAGTCAGTGCATGTGGGAATCGATACTTCGGGATTTCCTCCCGGACCATCTGGATCGTAACCAAATCTTCCAGGTGTGAAAAATAGTGACTCTGTTCCTGAAACGTCTCTACTGAAAAATCTCATGAGACTTGGGTGTATCGTTAATGCAGAAAGCAGCATATCCTGCATCAAGACAGCTAGTCTTGATGTGTTTGTGAAGTTTTCAAGGACTGAATCATTTGTGAAAGTTAAAGCAATATACTTGTCTAAATTTTTAGGAAGTGAGTAATTTGAACTTTCAGAGGGTGTTATTATTGATGATAAGGTATCTGATGCTCTCTGCATTATTTGACTTGAAAGCGAGGAGATATTCAATCCGCTTGCAGCAACTGTGCAGACTCTGTTGAGATAGGACATTGCCTCTATCTGCTCATTTAATACATCAGATTCTTGCTTAGAAGCTGCTTTTGTTGCTTTAAAAGTCTGCTTAGGATCGTTTTTTCCAATACTGCGTAATCCTTTTGTAAGAATTTCCTTGAGGATCTGCCTTTCAAATTGATTTATTTCAATAGCACTTTTTGCCTCGCCATAAGACAGTATTGGAATT